TGACGGTGACTTAGATGTTAATGGTGGTGATCTACAGTCTAATTCACAGACTATCAATCTATTCACCAGAGCTGGTGCTGGTTCTATTGTAAACTTTGCAACTAGAGCATCACAGTTTGCTATCGGTGGTGTCGCTGGTACTACAGAGGTTAGAAACTCTCTGCAAGTTAATGGTGATACAGCGATGTTTGGTGATGTAACCATGCATGGTGGATCTAACAGTGGAACTGTTACGGTTGATAGACAACAACTTAATACAGCACAGGTAGCTCATGCTCCTGGTAGCTTACAAAATCTGAACGTTGACTTCTATAAGTATGTCTCAGATATTGATGGTTTCCAGACTATCACTAGTGTCGCAGCTAATGGAGTTATCTCTGTAAATGAGAACTACTTCTTGAATGGTAATACAGTTCAATTCACTGATATTACTGGACTTTCTGGTGGTGGTATTACAGTAGGAGCAACATATTTTGTTATTGGTAGTTCTGGTAGTTCCTTCCAGATCTCTCTAACTGAAGGAGGAGCACCTGTACAGGTTGGCGGTACTCCTGGAACATCTGCTGGTATTACATTACAGAATACCTTAGTTGATACTGGTACTGGTACAACTACATGGACAGCTAACTCAGGTGATGCTGAATATAATAGATTACCAGTTAGTAACGTCAGAGGAATAGAGATTGGTGATATTCTTATCGTTAACACAGAATTGGTTGAGGTTGTCTCACCTGGTCCTGATGCTAATACAAGGATAGTTCCAGTTGATAGAGGTGTAGATTGTACAACTGTATCAACACATGGAGACAATGATGTTATATACAAGCTTGAAAGATCTAATGCTGCTACTTACCTAATTGGTAGAGTACCACAGAGTTCTACAACTCCTACTCTATCTAATCTTGTAAATAATGCTGATACACTTGAGGTTCCTATTAATGATTTGGGAACAGGTGATGCAGTTAAGTTCAGTAATGTTGGTAGCATTGTAGGAGTTGATACTACTACAACTTACTTCATTGTGAACGCAGTGAATGACACTGGTAATAGCGTCACAAGGTTTAACTTATCTGTTTCTCCTGGTGGTGGTGCTGTTGCAATCTCAGGTACTGTTGGATCTGCTATCCTTAACTTCAGTGATAGTCTCATATCACTTGCCGAGTTTGGTGGACAGTTCAGTGTTGGTGATTACCTAAGATTGAATGGTGCTAATACACCTACATGTACTGGTGAATTTGTTAAGATCACTGCTGTTAATGATACTAATGCTGAGAAGTTTAGTGTTAATAATGGTGCACAACAAGATCGTTTCGTAATTGATTCTGTCTTTGGTGGTGTAGATTCTACTATACTTGGTGCTCAAGACTTTAATATAAATCTAACAGGTAATGCATCAACTAACTCTACTGATAATCAGTTTAGGATTATTAATGGTCAACCAACTGCTAACACTAGACTAACTGTTGATAGTGATGGTAAGTTCACAGTCGTTGGTGTTGGTACTGAGGCTGCTCCTAAAGCAATAATTGATAAGGGAGGTAATGAGTGGTTAGCTGGTAATCTAAGAGTACAGAATGATGGTACAGCAGGTGATGCTGATGATGCGAAGATGGCTCTGTATCTACAGGCATCTACTGGTAATCTTGAGATCTCTGGTCACTTACAAATAGATGATGACTTCGCTGTATTCAGTGGTACAACTGGAGTACAGTTCCCATCTATAGATGATGCTAAGTTACATGTAGATGCACAGACTGGTGATACACGTATTGGTGTTGCTGGATCTGCAATTGGTACTGGTGATCTAACAGTTAATGGTGGTCAAGTTACTATTAACAGTCTTTCTCAGGCACGTACATCAGCAGATAATACTAAGGCATTAGAAATTACTGGTCTTGGTAATAGTAGTGATAGACTATTCAGAATACGTCAGGATGCTGCTATTGATGCATTTGGTGTTAATAGATACTGGGGTAAGAATGGTGGACTCAACTGGGAGTTCAAGTCTTCTGACGCAACACTTGAAACTGGTAAGAACTACTTCATTGCTGTTGCTGCTACGTCAGTATTCACATTACCAGCAGATGCAGAGACTGGTGATATGATTAGGATGATTGACCTAGGAGGTAATCTATCTTACTCTACATCATTAATCGTTCGTGCACCAGTTGGTGTGCAGATTCAAGGAGATGCTACTGGAACACTTGCTGGTGGACTAAGTACTGCATATGCTGGTGGTGAAATGATTGTCCAGACTAGAAATGCTGGATTTGGGTTCGTATTCGCTGGAGCAAAAGATGGAACAGAGACAGGAACAATACCATCCAATTACAGAGGATGGTGGCTCGTGGAGTTATAACCAATGAAACAGTACGAATCAGAAAGGAAGATGAGAGGATCGGCAATAGGCACGATCCTTCCTTGGTCAGGAGATCAGGGAACAATACCAAGTGGATGGATGGCTTGTAATGGTCAAGTATTGGAAGCTGTTAACTTTCCAGTACTAGCTTCTATCTTGGGTAATACATATGGACCTGTTAATGGTCTTAATAATAGGACATATCCAAGTTACATAGATGGAGACACATTTGCTTTACCTTCTTTAAATACCAGACTATTAGCAGACTACGAAGAAGATTATGTTAGTGTTGCTGCATTGCAAGCTGGACAGACATTCCAGAGTGGTGCTGTTGGTGGTATGACCATTACTAATGGTGAAGTAGACGAGGGAAGATCATCTCAAACATATAATTTTAATGTAAATTCTCCTAGTGGTGGAACTGGTTGTCAAATAACTATTGATATAGATGCTCAAGGTAGAGCTGGAATAACTAAGATAGTTAGTGCTGGTGGTGGTTATACTGCTGGTGACGTAATAACTATATCTGCTGCTTCACTTCCTTCAGGAGGAGATGATTTAGTATTGAAGGTGGATTGGACTCTACCATCAGTACCAGATGTATTAACACCAACAGGAGTTGGTACTACTAAATTAATTGAAGGTGATGGATCTGGTGTTAGTCCAGGTACATCATATAATGCTAACGCTGATATAAATTTTACCATCACAGATTCTAGTAGTTTAACTGGACAGATTAGAAACTTCTCAATAAATCCACCAAATTATTTCAAGACATTCCATACCTTACCTAGGAAATTGAGTAAGGATCATATGCCAACTCATACACATGGTAACCCTACTGTTATTGGTAATACAGGTACTGGTTACAGATATGTTATGGATGATGGTGATCCTTTTGAATCATTCCAGTGTCCAAGAATTGATACCAATGTAGAGGGTAATAGCAAACAAAAGATGGTTATTGCATCAGAACCACCAAGTACAGGTAATCCTGATACTGTTGCTGGTAATCAAGGAGTTGCTTTAGTAACAAGGTTTGTTTCAAATCAAACTATAGTTGATATGAGTAGACCACGAATCAATCCTAATAATACTGGTGGTGTTGGTCAATACAACCCACAACCAGTGTGGACTGGTCCTATGCCTAGACCTTTAGGTGCTACTTATAGTAATACTAACTCAGTCTATAATTGCAATCTAAGGGAATCTAATATGAATAGTAAGAACTGGTATGCTTATCAGGGTCAAGCAGATGATATTGCTAATAATCTATTCAACCCTGCGGATGATACAACATCTAAAACATTCCCTGTATGTTTGAATCATACTAATGAGTATCATGCTGAACAGCAGTCTCATACTCACTATTCATTCCAGCTTACAATGAATGCTGGTTTTGTTAAACCACCTACAATTGTATCTGTTAATGATATACAAATTGATAGTACATTGTCTGGTCAACCAACAACAGTTTCACCACAGAACCTACCATCTGCACTAAATATTAATGTGGATGTAAAGACTCCAGCAGTTAGTATGATGTATCTTATTAGGGCATATTAATGAAGTTTCTGCAGAAAGAGAGATCTAAGTTAGGTAATGCACCTGGTACTATAATTAATTGGGGTGTTAGTATCCCTGATAATGATCCTAACTTCTCACAGATCATAGACAAGTTACCAGCAGGTTACTTAAGGTGTGATGGTTCTGTTTATGATGAGAGAGATTATCCCCAGCTTGCAAGGATACTTGGTACTGGTGATGGATCTTTATATAAGAAGGATGATCAAGTACTTGCAGCTACTCAATTTCAGGTTCCTGATATGGGATCAAAACATATAGAAGCTGCTTCATCATCTAATGTAGGATCATATAGAAATATTAATAAGGTTGTTGGTACTGGAGAGAATGCAACAACCATTCAGAAAGCAGGTGTTGGTGTTGAAATGTTTTCCAACGTTGGTACTAGTGCTAATATTGGATTTAATGGTGCGTTTACAATACCACCACAGACTTTTAACTTGATTGGTACAGTAGGTTGGACACTTCCAACTACTACTGAGCAAACATCAGTACCTGCTGCTGCTATAGGATCACACGGACATTTTTCTGGTGGTACTAGAGTTGCAGTAAAAGAGAGTGAAGAGTTTCCTAATAGGTCTACACCATATTATCTAGCAGCAGCTGATTGTGATGTTACTTCTTCTGGAGAACAAAATGGTGGACTATGTGATGATATAGCAAACCATTATTGGAATTACTATGAAGCTGGTGGATTTAATATGGGTGGAATTGGTGTCTGTAATGGTGGTAACTGTGGATCTTTTGATAACCACTTCTTAGGATGGGCAACTCGTAATGGTGCTCATCTAAACGAAACGATAGACTCACAAAACAATACACCAAGACCTAGCCAATGGAAAACATCTGCTGGTTCTCTTGGTAAACAAATAACATCAGTTACTTCAGATACTAATGCATCAACTTCTGGTGCAGTTTGGCCTCAAACCACAGTTATCAATGTTGGACAACAAAGACCATATGATACTGTTAATGATAATATAGGAACTCCAGTATATCCTACTGCGAGAAATGTTGAAGAAACATGTGCTGTTCCTAATGGATCTGATACTGTTGATGCTACACAACACTCTCATATTCTTGATAGAGAGATAGGTGATACTGATTTCTCTTGCACCACTGCAGTTACTACTATGAGACCAGATGGTCTTGAAGCATCTGTTAATATAAGTACTTCTGGTGTAAATAAGTTTGATGATGTTGTTTCACCATACATTGTTATGGAATTTCTAATAAAGTATTAACATGCCTAGAGAAAGAGGATCCTTTAATCACCATTATTCAGACATGAGCAACGATTCTGGTGCTCCTGTTGGATCTATCATGTCTGTTTTTGTGGGTGCATATGATGCATCTGATTCTACTGATGCAGCAAAGGTTGAATACCAATATCCAGGGTATTTGTATTGTGATGGGAGACAATTAAATATTGCTGACTTCCCTTTACTATATGATGCATTACAGAATAAGTATGGTGGAACTGCTGCTACTTTAGTTGACCTCAGAGATTGGGGTGATAACACTCAACTCACTGGTACATTTAATTTACCAGACATGAGGATGAAGAGGGTTAATGGTCCTGATGGTATTGATGGAGCTGGATCATCTACACCAGACTTATCTACTATGGAAGTGGGTATGACTGGTGGTGAATGGTATATTAGCAGAGCTAGGCAA